CAGCGGACGTGAGCCGGTCTGCATTCCAAGAATTTGGCATAGGTGATTTAATTCGGCAGGGCAGAATGACCGTGCCGCCCAATCAACGTTCGTACGCATGGCGGGTTAGTAACGTGAGAGACCTCCTCATGACCCGCCTCATCCTCGCGCTCCTGATTCTACCCGTCGTCGCGCACGCGGCCGACTGCAAGCCGCCGAACGTGGCGCGGGTGATAGCGCGTCCACCGAATACGTCGCGTGCCTACGTGCATTCGACCCTGCTCAAATGCCCGATCGAGGGCAGTTGCTTCACCGATGATGTGTTGATCTTCCCCATCGTCGAGATGATCTGCCTGACCCAGGTCGAGAACGCCGCTGCTGAGGCGCGCATCCAATGAGCGACCCCGAAAAATCGTCGCGTGAATTTTGGTTAATAAAAGGCTAACAATCGTGGAGGGTGTGAAAAATGCCGAAGGGCAAACGAACAAATCAATACGATACGGATTGGAGCGATGAGGTTATCGGCCAGCTACGCGCGCTCTGGGCGGAGGGTCATTCCACCGTCGAAATTGGGCGACGACTCGGGACGACGAAAAATTCCGTCCTCGGAAAGGCGCACCGGCTCGATCTGCCAGGGAGACAATCGCCGATCCTGCGAGATAGGTCGCCGCGCCAGCCCAAAGTGCCCCGCGCATCGCTCCAGACCATCCCGCCTCTGAAATCGTTCGTTCGGGAAACCGATTCGGCTTCGCCCGATACCAGGAAGGCCGATGAGCGGCGTGCCGTCGCGGAAACCGAAACCGAACCCGATCTCCCGGTTCGCAAAAAGCGAGGGGTTCGCATTCAGCGCGCGTTGGCGGGGGAACCTCCCGTGCAACCCGAAGCCACTGCGGCGCACGACAGGCGCGTCGCGGGTATCACTGCGGCTGAATTGTCGCAGCGCCAGGTGGTCGGCAACGCCTCGGCCAACGCGAAGCGCGGCCCCACGCTGCCGCCGTTGTCGTCGCTCGAAGCAATCGCGCCCGCGACCGTGTTCAAGCCGCGCCGCCTCACCCAGTGCTGCTGGCCCATCGGGGAGCCGAGATCGCCAGCGTTCCGGTTCTGCGACGCGCCGGCCGAGCGCGGCAAGCCATACTGCAAGGAACACCGTGGCGTGGCGTGGAAGCGCGTGCGGGATCGACGTGAAGATGCCGCGGATCGGGGCGCGTCACCGTGAAAATGCGCCAGGACCGAAAATAACCATTGACCCGGTGCGTCGCACAGTGCAATGTCCTGGGACCGGAGAGACAGACGATCCGGCCAAGAAGGGAATGACCCAAATGACCGAAATGACCAACTACATCGGACGCACCTTCACCCACCACGGCATGAAGGGCGCGACGCAGACTGCGACCGTGATCGCTCAAGCCGATCCGAAAGGCGCCCGCGCGAAAGTCCTCGTCACCGTTCGGCTGGCCGATGGCACCGAGTACAAGCTGGACGCGAGAAACATCCCGCAAGAGATCGTTTTCGCTCCGCCCGCGACTGGCCCGATGTTCACCGGACGCGACAAATACCGCTACGATCGGAACGGTCGTATTTTCTCGGTGGAGGGCTGAATTATGATTAACCAATTCACCATCACAATCGATCGGCCTTGGTTCATCGAAATTGATACCGGCGTTCTGGCGTGGCCAAAATTGACGTTTCCATTCGAGATGACCGGCGCGGGGACCGATATTGGTCAACGGTGCACGCGGAATGCGCTCCGCCCCGTCATAAAAGTCTGCCAGTCTTACTTTCGGCACAACGATACAGCCTCTTTTGTTCCGAGCGCCCGGCTTCTGGGGCCGGGCGGGGCATTCGTCGAAAACCTCAAAATCCAGCGCCACGGATCTGACCAATGACCCCAGACCGTCTCTCGACCGTCCTCGACACGATCCGCTGGACCCCCGCCGATCTGGCTCGCGCGCGCGGCAAGCTGGCCGTGTGCGAGAGGGAGTGACACCATCCGTCTTTCGCGCCCGGCTCGCGGCGCTCGGTCTCACAATCGAGGGCTTCGCGCGTCTGACCGGCGTCAACCCCGCCACGGCCAGATGTTGGGGAAAGGCCAGATCCGGGCGCGGGATCCAGGCGTTTCCGACCTGGGTAGAGTTACTGCTCGCGGCGTGGACGGCACACCCCGTTGACCTCCCGCGCGATTTCTGATCCTGTCGCGACACGCGTGGTTCACCCGAGCCGGCGTATGTGACGTTTCCTCCCCAAACTCGCGGCCCGTTCACTCTCCGTGGCGGGCCGTTTTTTCGTCACGGTTGCGTGGCGGGGCGAAATCGCGATAAATCAGCGCATGACGCGTGTTAGCACTGGCACGGACGGGTTGAGCGCGAAGCAGCGGCGCTTCGTACTCCTGATCGTGGGTGGCGCTAACAAGCAAACCGCCTATGTGCAGGCGTTCGACGCGGCGCACGATAAATACGCGGGACAGCATGCCTATCGCGAGGCGCAGAAGCCATTTGTGGCAAAGGCCTTGGCCAAAATCGAAGGTAAGGTCATCCGGACGATCGAGGCCGCCGCCGTGCGCCAGGGCGTGTCGAAAGAGCGAATCAGTGAGGAATTAGCGCGAATCGCGTTCTGTCGCGGAAAATTGACAAAAAAGAAGGATGGCTGGGACCAGTCCGTCAAGGTCGCGGCCCCGATCGTGGTCAACGCGCTCATGGGCCTCGCGAAGCTGCACGGCTACCTCATCGACAAGAGCCAGGTCAGCGCCACCGTGACGCTGGAGCAGCTTGTGGAGCGCTCATACAAGATCCAGGAAAATCGGATTATCGAGGGAGAACAGGACGCTTGACCACCGATAAAATCGGCCTACAGTCCGTCCGTAGCGGTCAGACAGGGCATTCCGGCACCTTTCTGCCGTGCGCAAGCGTTCCGGGCCTCCCGTGGCTGTGCGCCTACACCAAGCCTGGGAAAGAGCTACAGACTGAGCTGAAGCTGCGGAAAGAGGGCGCGGCGGCATGGTTGCCGTTGACCGTGACCATCTGGAAAAATCAGCAAAAGCGCATCTCGCCGATATTCCCGCGCTATTTGTTTTTTCAGATGAGCGGCGAGCGTCCGCGCTGGGGATACACGATCCACACCGAGGGCGGCGAAGAGATCGCCACCGCCATGAAATCAGCGGCCGGTAGACCGATCGAGGTGCCGCAAGCCGTGATTGACATCCTTCTGGCTCAATGCGCGCCCAATGGCGTGATCTATCCGCCGGAGCCTCGCGAGACGCGTCGTGGCGATGCGGTCAAGATCGAGAACGGGCCGTTCCAGGGATTTTCGGGGATCGTGCAACGCACCACCCGCGAGAGGCTGTTCGTCCTGATGACCATTTTTGGCCGGTCGTCTGAGGTGCCGTTCCTGCGTAAACAGGTCGGATTGATCGCGTGATCGATCTGCCGGCCGTGCAACTGGTCCGGTGGCGTCTGCGGCCGGATATCATGGTGCGTGAATTGTTCGGCGTGGTGCCGGACGCCTGGCAGGATCGCACGCTACGCCTGTTTCCCCGATCGCCGCGGTTGGCGATGCGGGCCAGCAAGGGGCCTGGAAAAACTGCCGTCCTGGCATGGATGGCGTGGAATTTCCTACTGACGCGCTCGCATCCGAAAATCGGCGCGGTATCGATCACGGCGCAAAATCTGGCCGTGAATCTATGGACCGAGATGGCGAAGTGGCGGAACAAGTCGGAATTGCTCAAGGCCAAATTCACCTGGACCCACGGCCGGATCACTTGCAACGATCATCCTGAGACATGGTTCATGGAAGCGATGGCGTGGCCGAAGACCGCGAGCGTTGATCAGCAGGCCGATACCCTGGCCGGCTTCCACGCCGACTATGTGATGTTCGTTATCGACGAGAGCGGTGGCATTCCGCCAGCGGTTCTCGTGGCGGCTGACGCGGCTCTGGGATCGTGTGTTGAAGGTCATATCATTCAGGCCGGTAATACCAACAGCCGATCCGGCATGCTCTACGAGGCGTGCGTCACGGATCGAAAGCGGTGGGAGGTCGTCACCGTCACGGGCGATCCGGACGATCCGGAGCGGTCTCCTCGCGTGTCGATCGAGTGGGCTCAGGGGATGATCGATCGTCACGGGCGCGACAATAACTGGGTCATGGTCAACGTGCTTGGCCAGTTCCCCACGACCGAGTTCAACACGCTGCTCAGCCTCGAGGACATTCATGCGGCGCAGGCGCGCAGCTACAGCGAATACGACATCGAAAAGGCCCCGCGAGTTCTGGGCTTCGACGCGGCGCTGTGGGGCGACGATGTCAACGTGATTTTTCCGCGTCAGGGCCTGGTCGCGTTCAGCCCGATCAGGTTGCGAGGCGTGAAACCGCACCTGGTCGCGGGTAGGATCGCGGCGAAGTGGCAGGAATGGGGTGCTGACGCTCTGTTCGCCGACAACACGGGCGGCTATGGCGCCCCCGTCATCTCGCATCTCGAACTGGAAGGCTTCGCGCCGATCCCGGTTGGTTTTGCTGAAAAGGCTAACGACGAGCAGTTCTTCAACAAGCGCGCCGAAATCTATTTCCTCGCGGCGCAGTGGATCATGAACGGCGGTCAGTTACCGCCGGCGAACGTGCCAGGGATGGCTGAGTTCACCGCCGCGTGGACGCAGACCACCTACACCGCGAAGCGCGACAAATTTATCATCGAGCCGAAGGAACTGATCAAGGATCGCCTCGGCTTCTCGCCAGACGATACCGACGCGTTTTGTTTAACATTCGCGCAACCGGTGGCGCCGCGAAGCATGAATGGCCGGCGACGCGGCACGATGAAATCAGAATATTCGCCGATCGAGGCTTACGACACACAGAAAGGGGGCGGCATGAAATCAGACTATCGCCCTTACGGTTCCTGATGGGCATTTTCGGCGGTTCCGCTCCTTCCGCGCCACCTCCTCCGCCCGCGCCTCCCGCGCCTCCGACCGTCGCAAACGCTTCGACGCAGGATGCCGGTGCCGCGGCGCGATCGGCGGCGGCTGGCGCTGCTGGTGCCGGGTTCGCGGGGACGCTACTGACCAGCGGACAGGGAACGCCAAATCCGCAGACGGCCAAGGAGTTGCTGGGATCGTGACAACACATATTCAGGTGCGAAACACCAAATCCGGAGACGTTGTTCCAGTTCCGTGGATGCCTGTGGATGGATCACGACATCAACCGGATATCGTTTATGCTCTGCGTCCCATCATGTTCTCCTCTGGAGCATGGCCCGCATCAAGAAATCACGTCGTTGAGATGTCGAGGCAGGCACGGCATTGGTTTGATATTCAGGCGGTTGCATCCCAGCATCCGTATGTTCAACTGATGCTCGTAAACGGTGAAGTCAGGCAATTCTTTGAGGGCGTTGCTCTCGAGGTGAGGGATGATTTGCCCGTCGAATGACGATGATCCGCACCTTGCTGGCCTACATCTGGATACGTGAAGCGACGAACATTCGGCGCGAAACGGCGTGGCGGCTTGCCGCTGGTGATCCGGCGGCCTGGAAATGGTGGCTTAGTGCCATTTGATGCTCCTGCGGGGTATTACGGCCCGTCGATCCTCGCGAAAGAATCAACGTGGGCACCGCCTCCGGCCCCGAAACCGCACTGGCCAAGTTATTACGCGCACCTGCAATCGAGGCTGATGGCGCTGAACAATTGGCGATGGTCATGGTGGGTGACCTGGGCGCGCTGCGCTGAGTTCATCCTGCCGTATCGCTACAAGTGGCTGGTAACGGCCAACACGTTCAATCGCGGCTCGCCGCTCAACGACAGGATCATTGACGAGACGGCGATGCTGGCCATGCGGATTTGTGGGCATGGATTGCTGGCCGGTCTCATGGGTCCGACGTCGTCATGGTTCACGCTCGGCGCCGGGCTTGCCGGACATCAACCTGATGCGCCAGCCGTAGCATGGATCGCCGTGGTGCAAGAGCGACTTTACGCCGTGCTCGCGTCCAGCAACTTCTATACCGAGATGGCGCAGGCGTTCCGCGATGTCGCCACGTTCGGCACGGCCCCCGTTCTGATCAACGAGGACTACGAGGACGTCATTCGGTTGTATCTGCCGTGCGCCGGCGAATATCACCTCGGCGTTGGTGGCCGATTGTCACATGACGCGTTCTACCGTGAGTTCACCTACACCGTTAACCAGTTGGTCGATCGCTTCCACCTCGAAAATTGCCCGCCAGAAGTCCAGGAGTTTTGGAACGCTGGTGGTGGCGAGTTGGAGCAGGAATACGTGGTCTGCCACGCGGTCGAGCCGAATTTCGAGATCGCGCTACGCACCGGGAAAGGTCGCGGCAATCTCAAGGGTGGTAACGCGGGCTACCTGGTCCCGAAGACTTTCGCATGGCGGTCAGTCTACTGGCTCAAAGGCAAGCAGGGCGAGGCGCCGCTGGAAGCCAAAGGCGAGCATGAGCAGCCCTTCGCGGTAGCGGCATGGACGCGCACGAGCAATGACGCTTACGGACGTGGCCCTGGCATGGATGCGCTGGCCGCGACGCGCCAGTTGCAACACGAGCAGGAGCGCAAAGGCGAGTTCATCGACAAGGGCGTCCGGCCGCCGATGGGTGGCGATCCCGAGTTACAGAACAAGCCCGCGTCGATCCTGCCGGGCGAACTGACGTTCGTGAACACGAGCACCGGCAAGAAGGGTTTCTGGCCGCTCTACGAGACCAATCCGGCGCATCTGGCGCCCATGATCGAGGACATCAAAGAGGTTCAGGACCGGATCAACCGGTGCTTCTACACCGATGTCTTCCTGATGATCTCGCAGATGGAAGGCATTCAACCGCGCAACGAGATGGAACTCGCCGAACGTAAAGGCGAGAAAATCCAGCAACTCGGGCCGGTGATCGAGCAATTCGAGACGGAGTTCGCACCCAAGGCGATCCACCGCGTCCTCGCGATCATGCAACGCCGCGGGTTGCTGCCTCCGCCGCCGCCTTCGATGCGGGGCATCGCGCTCAACATTTCCTTCATCTCGATGATGAAGCGGGCGCAGTTGGCGGCCGAGACGGCTTCGATGGAGCGTGGTTTCGCCGTCATGGGGCAGTTAAGCGAGGCGGCGAAGGCGGCCGGCCAGCCAGATCCGATCCGCACCGTCGACCTTGACGCGGCTTTGGCGACGTATTTCCGCAAGATCGAGTTTCCCATGACGGTGATGCGTAGTCCGAAGGACATCATGGCGATCGACAAGGCGCACGCGGCGCAGGCGCAGGCCCAAGGGCAGGGACAAGCGGCGATGGCTGGTGTTCAGGCCGCGCAAGGTCTTTCAAACGTGCAGGTGGGTGGTGGACGGAACGCTATCGAGGCTATGCTCGGTGCTCCACCAACCGCGGGGAGTGCATAATGGAACACACGATCTGGGGCGAACCAGTTGGTCAGTTACCGCGGGGCGTTCCGTTACCTCTGACGCTGGCGACCGGGCCGCAATGGGCGATCATTGGCGCGTTGCCATTCGATACGGACTTCATGGGATTTGATGGCGCCATTGTCGCGGCGCACCCAAGGTTCAAGCCGTTTATGATCCGCAAGGACGGCTCGCGGCAGGAGATCGCTGAGGGGTTGCCGAATTGATAGACTGTGGAAAATGCGGCCGCAAGATCGACGCGAGGCCCAGCGCCCTGAATGCATACGGCGCCCCAAATGCATCCTGCGACAAGGGCGGGTGTCCTCTGAACTTGCTTTACGCGACAATCCATGCTCGCAAAAGCATTGAGGATAGACTGTTAGATTTGGAAAACAGAATGGCGCGTTTTGAAGGTGCGGCAAAATGGGCATGATCAGATGTGTCGGCGGACCAAGTGATGGCGTTCAGATTGATGCCGAGCGTTATCCCGATGAATTTGCGATCGTTCGTGACCCCGTGCTGAAGAGTGCGTGGCGCTCAATTCATGAGGGTCAGCCAAGAGAGTGGTCCGAGTTATTCCAGAGATGGCTCGCGCCAAAGATGTCCACGAAATACCGGCGGTCTGACATGAACGGCGAAACTGTTTTCCTGTGTTGCGAGTGATCTGATGGGCGCGCTGACCGAACCCGAAATCTTCGATTGTATGGCTGACAACCTTCGCATCGCCTCTGACCGGTGCCGCAAGTTGGCCTGGCATCCGCGGCGCGGCTGGATTTACAACGAGTTTCGGCAGTCGCTTGAATTGGTCGAGGGCGCGTGCCGTCAGGCCTGTGCGTGGCGCGCCGATACCCGTTGGCTGATGCTGGGGCTGAAAATGGCCGAAGCGCATCGTCGCGCCGGCGGATGGCTCCGCGATCTGCCGAGCAAGCAAGGGCGTCAGGTCGCGCATCCGCTGTTTCAGAAGCTGGCCGATGTGCTCGATGACGCGCACAAGCAGGCCGATCGCCTTCGCACCATGGCGACATTACGTTCGGGCCCGATCCTGCCGGAGGTTCAATCCGTAATCCGCACGCAGGGTCGGCCGGTCCAGGTCAGTACTGGCGGTATCATTCTCCCGCCAGGGTATGATCACGCCGCGTGAGCGACACTCAGGACGAGCCGGACGACGAGGGTAGCGCTACCGCTGATACTGGCGCTCCGAATGTCGCCGATGCCGCCCATGTGGTTCGTCGTCGCCGTGACACGCGACGCAAGGCCAGGCGCGAAGAGGATGAGCGGCAAGAGTTCTGGATCAATGTGCTGTCAACGCCGATCGGGCGCCGCGAGATGTGGGGCATTCTTGACGCCGGGCACGCTTTCTCGGAACGGTTCGCGACTGGTCCGAACGGCTTTCCGCAACCCGAGGCGACGTGGAAAGAGGCGGGCGAACAGTCGCTCGCGTTCAGGATTTACCTGTCGTGGCTTCGTCTGGCGCCTGAAGAAGTGGCGCTGATGATGCGAGAGAACCATCCGTCGCTCTCGGTGGCGGCAAGTCGCTAAACCCTTCGAACGGGGGATTATCCCAGTTCGGATGACATATGCGAAGCGCCGCCTCGAGCGTCATGTCGCAATTCGCCAGAAATTGAGCGTCCTCCTGATCTCGTAAACTGCTTTGCCGTCGTGTCAGGTGTCGATGTTTGCCCATAAAATCACTCCTTGAGGTGCCATGAGCGGAACAGATACTCCCGTCGAACCCGTCGTTGCAACGCCCGCGGTCGATCCCGCCGCGCCATCGCCGGAGGTCGCGCCCGCGGTAACGCAGCCTGAAGCGCCAGCGGCACCAGACACGACGCTCCTCTCGCAAGACGACGTTCCCGCCGAAACGCCGCCCGCGCCGGTTCCTGGTGGCGAACCATCGGCTCCGGTCGAGGGCGAACCAAAGCCGGTCGAGGTCGCGCCGGTCGTCGTGCCAGAGCCGATCGTCTACGAGCCGCCGACGCTGCCCGAAGGCGTCACGTTGGCGAACGAACGACTGGCCGAGTTCGATACCGTCATAGCGCAATCTCGGGTTCCTCCCGAAGCCCGCCAGCAACTCGTTGACATGTTCATCCAGGAACGGCGCGGCTGGGAGCAGGAGGCCGCGCGACAACAGCAAGACGTGTGGGCACAGACCCGTCAGGCGTGGCGCGATCAGATCACGTCCGACGAACAACTTGGAGGCGCGGCCTATCAAACGTCGCGCGCCAAGGCGATCCAGATGATCGACCAGTTCGTGGCGCCAGCGCACCGGGCCGAGTTTGAAAACGCGTTGCTCGCGACCGGTATGGGCGATCATCCAGCCATGTTCCGGTTCCTGAACAATCTGCATCGCAAGTTCGGTGCGCCACCTGTTCCGACGCCGCCTAACGGCCCGTCTCCCACCAACGGAGCGGGCAAATCGAAACGAATGCGGGACATGTATACCAATCCACGCTCGCAGCGGGCCTGAGTGGCCATCACCTTGAAGGAGATCTGATATGCCCACTGGCGCTTGGCCCAACATCATCGACGTAGCGCAGCGCGAAGGGCCTGACGGCAAGCCGCTGTTTCTGGCCGAAATGCTGTCGCAGACGAACGAAATCCTGCCTGACGCGCCATGGGTCGAGGCGAACGAAAAGACCGGGCACGAGTTCGGCTTTCGTGACAGCATCCCGGCCGGCGCGTGGCGGTCCTACAACATGGGTGTCGGCTACTCGAAGTCCACGAGCGGCAAGGCGCGCGTCGGCATCGGCACGCTGGCCGCTTATTCCCAGATCGATCGCGATCTCGCGGAGGACACTGGGGACGCTGAAGGATTTCGCGAGAGCGAAGATATCGCGTTCGTCGAGGGCCTTGGCCAGACGTGGGCCGAGACGCTGTTCTACGGCAACACGGTGGCCAACCCGTCGCAGTTCATGGGTCTCGCGCCGTTCTACAACGCAATGTCCACGTCCGTCGCGAAGAACGCGACCAATGTCATCAACGGCGGTGGCGTGGGTTCGTCCAACACGTCGTTCTACATGATTTGCTGGAACGAAGGCACGTTCTACTGCGCGTATCCCCGCGCCGGGCAGGCTGGCTTGCTCATGGAGGACAAGGGCGACACCGTTCCAGGCTACGACAGTCTCGGCAACCGGTTCGAAGCTTACACTTCGTATTTCCGCTGGCGCGGCACGCTGGTCCCGCAGGACTGGCGGAACGGCGTTCGCATCGCGAACATCGATACGACGGCGGCCGGCCTCGCCGGGTCAAACGCGCCGGACTTGTTCTCTCTGCTGGCGCAGGCGATGTATCTGCCTCCGTCTCTCGGAAAGCGCCAGTCCGGCATCTCGACCACTGACGCGCCGCGCGATCGTTCCATGGGCGTTCGCGCCGTGATCTACGTCAACCGCACCGGGCGCCACTGGATGGACGTGCAGGCGACGCGGGATCGCAACGTGCTGTTGCGCGTTGAGGATTACGCTGGGATGCCCGTAATGGGTTACCGCGACATCCCCATCAAGATATGCGATCAGATCCTGAACACGGAAAGTCGCGTGACCTGATCGCGACGTTCCTGACGCAGCCCTAACACTTTCTCCGGGAGTTCCCCGCCATGCAACTCGACGCACTTACCACTTTCGTTTATGCCAACGGCACGCCCCAATCCGTGGTTGGCGCGGCTGGCGCGGCCATCCCTCTCGGGCAACCCATTGACCTTCTGGGCCAGGGTGTCGGCACCATTCCGCAGAACATCATCGGCAATACCAGCGTGTTCGGTGTTGATCCGGGTATCGGGCGCATCAGGCCGGAAATCCAGATCAACATCGGCACCGGCTTCACCACGGGAAACGCGGCGACTGGCACGTTCGCGTTGCAATATGCGGCGGACCAGGGCGCGGCGGGCAACTACCAACCGGCCACGTGGTATACGTCGTCCGAGACGCAGGCCCACGCGGTCGGTGTCCTGACCCCTGGCCAGATCATCCGGCTGGACGTAACCCCGGCCCCTCCCGAGGTGCTGACGCCGCGTTATGTGCGGCTGATCTGCTACCCTCCGGCGGGCGAAAACTTCAGCGCCGGAACCGTGTCGGCGGCGTTCATGACGATGGCCAGGGACGATCAGGCCAATCGCCAGGCCGCGTCCAATTACACGGTCGCTTGATCGTGGCTGCTATTTCGAAGCCCACTGGCCAGACCGGACGCGCGATGCCGTCCGACGAAGACCTGGCGGAGAACGCTGAGGCAGATGTTCGCCGGCTATCCTCGGCGTTTGGCGAGGAGTCGAACGACGCCGCCATTGACGCCAAGGTTCAGGAACGCATCAACGCGATGCTGCCTGACCTCATGGCGAAGCTCGTGGCCACGATGCAATCGCAGGGCGCGGTGCAGGGGGCGCCCGTTTCGGCCGATGACAGGGGGTTCGTCGCATCTCTGGCGCTCCAACTCGCGGAACTGACGGGCCAGGGCACCGGGCGCATCTACGTCGCCCCGGAGATCGTGGAGACGCGGCGCCGGGCGCTGGGAGACATGCGCGATCTTCTGGTGGCGTTGCGGGCACAGCGCGAGATGCCGGCTTATGCCTTGACGAACAAGGTGCAACTGAACCTCGGCCGCGGCATTGGCGAGGTATTGGTCGATCATCTCTACCGAGACGCCAACAAGGTGGTTCAGACTACGGAGATCGACTGGCCCGGCATTCCGAACATGTCGATGCGTCCGATCAACGAAGCGGCTGAGCGTGTCTACGCACTGTTTCTGACGTGGACCGGATCTGAGCCGAGTCAGGATCAACAGGACGAAATGTTCGCCGTGACCAGTCATGGCGCGGTCATTCGCGGGCGGGCCGCTGGGGTCATTCTCCGGAACGACAAGAATGCGCGTCAGGTCGGCGACGGTTTCCACGATGACGATGACGATGGTCCCATCGGTGGCATCCGCAAGCGGGACACGGACGCGCCGAAGCAGCGGGTTCAGGTGTTCGGCACGTTGACGAAGCCGGTCGAGGTCGGCTGAGTTGGGTATCCCGATCGCCGCGGCTCAGACGCCTCCGGCCAACGACCAGGCCAATGCGGTTGTCTCGGGTGCGTTCACCGGGGCGGCGCAGGTGTCAGGGTCGTTCCTGGTATGGGGGCCGTTCAACGTATTTCTCTACGGGCCGAGCGG